AAAGCAAGTATGATTATTGGAACGAAAAAGACTTGGTATATAGAAAATGGAATAAGTAGGTTGTCATAAAATGTCAACCTTTTTATTTTATAATGTATTTAGGAGACAAACTAGTGAAGAAGCCACTAATTGACATTGGTATTTTGATATATGCTTTACCCCTTTTTTATAATAAATATTCTGGTCATTACGTTTGTCTCTTACTATGGTTATTCATAGAATTACTTCCTTCGTTTCGTTTGAACGAGCTACCTTTATAGGTAGCATACTGGTTCGTAGGTAATTAGAGCACTTATGAGCTAGTATGGTGCTTATAAAGTACCAATTCCTTTCAAAAAGGAAATCATGTTGTAGCGTGCTATTCTTTATGGATAGCATAGAGTAGATATATAAAATGAATAGTTTAAGTGATAAAACACTCTGTAATAGGGGAGATTAAGGTTAGATGCCTTATGAGATAATATCAAAGTTATTATATCTATTCTATGGTGTCTATAAGGCTTTAAAACATTGTAGGTTCGTCCTGCTAATCTATCGACTACCTTATCGAGATAGAAGCATAGACACCTATTCACTCACCTTTTATTTTTTTATACTGTCTATTTTTTAGGCAGTATCTAGTCCATAAGTCCAACTTACTCGCTTATAGACTAGATAGTGTCTAGGAAGGAGTGAAGTTATGAAGTACAAGTTTGAAAATATTGATGCCGATACAACTAGATTAACTTACAAAGACAAACAATTCGACATAAGAAAAGACGTTGACTTAATGAGACGTATGCAGTCTTTAAGTGTTAAAGCTAGAACTAATATGATGATAGACTTATCAAAACAAGGTATATCTAAAAAAGACTTGGTTCTAGAAAGAAAAGAAGGCAATAAAACTATTTACGATAATTCAAACTTATTAGAGCTAGAGCAAGAGTACTACAACCTAGCAAGTGTAGACTTAATTGACGAGTTATGTCAAAAGTACTTTAGTATGGGTTTAATTGAAACAATTCAAGACATTGGACTTAATGACATAGAAGTAGAAGAGTTTGGCAAAAACTTAATGAGTGCTTTTAGTGGTCTAGAAAAAGATAAGTTTCCCAGTATCGAAGAAAGTATCTAAAACATATTTTTGTTTTGCTTATCCTGGAGACCTAGAACAAGCCTATGCTTTTTATTGTGCTAGATATGAAAATATAACATATAAAGAGTTCCTTAATCTAGGTTTAAACGAGTTTATGATGAAGTTTAACTCAATACCAGAAAGTGAACCATTACATAATATTCTAAAGTCTAGGACTATAAAGTTATCGAAAATAAAAGACAAAGAAGAACGTAAATACTGGCAAGAGTTAAAAAGACTTAATAAGATACCAGATCAATATATCTCTACTCAAGAAATTATGCTTGACTTATCAAAAATATCAAAGGAGATAAAAATATGATAGAAGAAAACTTAGAAACATTTATGTCTAAAGTAGATGTTATCAACAAAGAAATAGCAATTTATAAAAACGAAGAAAAAGGACTTACTTATCCTATAGGAACACCAAGTCTTTTATGTAGAGTTGATTATTTAGAGCTAACTAAAGAAGAACTAGAGAAAGCAAAGTTTGAACAACAAATAGAGAAAAAAGAATACGAAATGTATGACTGTGTTAAGGTAGTTCCTAAATATGAAATAACAAAAATAGAAGCCGATAAGTTTAAACTTACCGATAAAAAAGTAAAAGCAACTCATATATACAACGTAAAGAACCAAATAGGAATACACACAACATTAGAAGACAAAGAAGAAGCCTTTAAACTATGTAAAGAAATAAACAACAAGATTATTGAAAAGTTTTAAAAAAAGCATGGAGTGATATTATGTTTTTTAAAATAATAATACCCAACTACAATAACGAAAAATGGTTAGACAAATGTCTTTCTTCTATAGCTAATCAAACTTTTAAAGACTACAAGGTTGTAATAGTAGATGACGTAAGTACGGATAGTTCAAAAGACATAATTAGCAAGTATCCATTTCTTTTAATAGAGTTAACAAAGAAGAGATACAACGGTGGTGCTAGAAATGTCGGCATAGATTATTTTATAGAAAGCGAGTATACATTGTTTTTAGATAGCGATGACTGGTTCTATAAAAATGACGTTTTAGAAAAGATACATAAACACTTAATAAAAAACCCTGTAGACTGCCTTACTTTACCGTATCATATTTTATACAAAGATAGTGAACAAGACTTTCCACTTACTAGAAACGATATAAAAACTTTAGTATGGAACGAGTGCGGAGCTTGTTGGACTAAATGCATTAAAACCGAACTTATAAGAAAGTTCCCAGAAAATACATTAATAGAAGATACAATACAACATATAGACCAATGCAACTACTTAAAAACTTTAGATAGTGTAGACTTCCCTGTAGTATGTTATAACCGTACTAATGTAGAAAGCCTAACACACCCTTTTAGGTCTCCTAGTTTAAAATGGCAAACTTCTATTTTAAGGTTTGTCGCAGACCTAATGGAATTATGGTGTCCTAATGAAGACTGCGAAGCACGTAGACAAGAAAGACTTGATACGGCTATTAAGGAAATAAAGGCAGGAAAATACTTTAAATGGTAGAGTATACAAACGTAATATTATGTAATGGTATAGGAGAAATAGGTGGCATAGAGACTTTTTTCTATGAGTTAGGAAGAAAATATGGCAAGTATGACATAACAATAGTCTATAATTATGCGAATAACGAACAGTTAAAGAGATTAAGACAATATGTTAGGTGTGTAAGATTAACCAAAAAGATAAAGTGTAAGAAATGCTTTTTAATGTATAACGTATCAATAGATATGGTAGAAGCGGAAGAATATATACAGTTAATTCATGCTAATTATAAGGTACAAAATCTAACAGTAAATACCGATAAAAGAATAAGTAAATATTATGGAGTTAGTAATTGGGTAGCAAAAGACTACGAAGAGTTATTACAAAAAGAAGGAATAACAAAAAAAGTAGAAGTATGCTACAACCCTATAACAATAGATAAGCCTAAAAAGGTTCTTAAATTAATTAGTACTACACGTCTTACAAGAGAAAAAGGTAAAGAACGTATGATAATACTTGCCAATATGTTAACTAAAGCTAAGATACCTTTTATATGGTTAATATTTACTAACGACTACGATGCAATAGACAACCCTAATGTTATATATATGAAACCAAGACTAGATATAAGGAACTATATAGCCGAAGCCGACTATTTAGTACAACTAAGCGATACGGAAGCCTGTCCTTATTCTTTAATAGAAGCTAACTCTTTAGGTGTACCTTGTATACATACACCTATACCAAGTCTTATAGAAATAGGAATACAAGGATATCAAGTGCCTTTTGATATGAGCAATATAGATATAAACAAGATATTAGATATACCTAAAGTGGACTACAAGCCACCTAAAGATATATGGAACGAGTTATTAGACCATAAACCAAGCACTTACGACCCTAATGATACAGTAGAAGTAATTGCTTTAAAAACCTTTGAAGATAACGGTATGTGGGTAATGGCTAATCAAGTTATGGTAGTAAACCGTGAAGAAGCTAAAAGGCTAGAAAAGGAAGGATATGTAAAGGAAGTGATATAGTGGCAAATGAACAAAACTTAAGACCTATACAAAAAGGTCAATTAAGCAGTGAAGAAGCAAAGGCACGTGGAAGAAATGGTGGCATAAAATCTGGAGAAGCAAGAAGAGAAAAAGCCACTATGCGAGAAACCCTTAAAATGATGCTAGAAGATATACCTATAGACGAAGAAAACAAAAACAAATTAACTAATAGAGAACTAGCTACTCTAGGTTTAATAAAAGGAGCTAGGTGTGGTAATTCGGCTAACTATAAAACTATGTTAGAAGTTATAGGCGAGTTAACAAGTGAAGCTACTACTACACCAGTATTAAAGATAGAAGTAAGTGATAATAGTAAACTAGAAAAGGTATTATATGAAGAGAATAGATCTGGAGAAGATGTTAATAAATAATGGTATGGATATAGATAGAAAGGAGTTATTAGGTATGGAGTTTATTAAACTAAATGACGGAAACTACTTAATCAAAAATAGCAACGGTAGAATAGTTTCTAATGAAGAAAGACTTAAACTAGAAAAAGGAGAACTAATCATTAAAGACGTTAGCTCAAATAATTGTCAAAAAGAAACTAAAAAGAAAATAGACGAGATAGACAAAGAGCTAGAAGAGATTAAAAATGAAGATATCAAAAAAACAAAACCAATTAAGAAGTAGTATTATTGCCGAAGATACACCAGAAATATATGTTCTAGGTTCTACTCAAAGCGGTAAGACTTTTATAATAGCCGAAGCTATAATTGAGTATGCTTCGGTTTTATACAATTATGACCCAAATAAGCAATACTATGGAGCTATTGTAGGTTGGACTATAGACAGTTTAAAAGGAAACATTGTAGAAGTCTTTGAACGACATTTTAACGAGCTTGGGTGGAAGAACAATATACATTATATTCTTAAATGGAATAATGATGAAAAGAGCTTGAGTATATATAATCTAAAGTTATTCTTCTTTGGGTTCAATAACGTTAAGAGCTTTAACAAGATACTAGGACGTCCGTTGATACTAGAGTGGATAGACGAAAGTGCTAGAATATATACTAATAAAGAATTACAAGCTAGTTTTGACGAGTTTCCTGGTAGACAAATGTCTTTTGCAGGACACCCATACTTAAAAACGATACACTCATTTAACGTAGAAGGTAGCGAAAGACACCCATACAAAGAAACATACATAGACAATAAACCTTTAGCAAAACATTTTACTTTCTTTCCATACGATAACCCAATGTTAGATACTGAAGAAAAAATAAGAAGAGTTGTTAATATGTTTCCGCCAGGTTCACTAAGACAACAAAAGGTATTCAATGAGTGGGTTGTTGCCGAAGGTAAAGTCTTTGACAAACTAAACGTTATTAAAGAAGTACCATACATGATACGAGAAATAATAATAGGAATAGACTATGGTAGTGTTAACCCTACTACGTTTGTGCCTTTAGCTTTATGCTTTGATAACGATTTAAGGATCTGGAAGATAGTACGACTAGAGTGTTATTATCATAAACCAGAAGAAGACACACCAACAACGGAGTATTATTCGTTGCAACTACGTATGTTTATGATTTACTTAAAAGAAAAGTATCCTAGCATACCTATAACTAGAATAGTAATAGATAGTGAAGCAAGTCATTTTGACAATAGATTAACAGTAGATAACATACCACACGACATTAGTAAAAAAGGTCCTGGTAGTGTTAACGAAGGAGTAGAATATATGCAGTCAATGTTTTACAAAGGATATTTAGAAATACTAGAAAGACCTTCTATAACTCATTTTTATGAAGACGGTCATTATTTAGAAAGTGGAAAGGACGAAAGCCTAGTGGAGCTAGAAAGTTATCAATACGATAGAATAAAGAGTGAAACAACAGGAACCAACGTATATAAAAAAGACTTAGACCATAGTATAGATGCTATGAGATACGGTCTAGCTTTAATGAAAGAACTAGGCATAGCTCCAGTAGTATAACTTGGAAATTAAGTGTAAGAAGACAAAACGTTTTTTAGTAGACATTGACATAGAAACATACTTAGCAAATCTAAGAGCTTTGGGAATAAAACAAGAGATACCTTTAAGAATTACATTACCTTGTCCTAGATGCCACCAAATAGAGATTTATGATATATACGAAAAACACTATTTATTCGTTGAAAATAAAAAGTAAGTTGTCAAAAAATGTCATAGATACAATAGTATAATTATAAGTGATAAGAGAAGTGCAATTTTATTGAGTAGGACATAAGGTCGCTACTGTAAGCATATTATCGAAGGAGTTGATAGTATGCTTTTTTTATTGAAAAAATGGAAGTTGTGCTTATATCTTAACGGAATATACGTAGGAAAAGTTTACATAAAAGGAAATGAAACACCAACCGAAAGAGCTTACAAAGTACATTTTTGGTTTAAAAAACAAATATTCCAAGCTAATCACGTACAAAGTATAGTACACCCTACTCGCTTATTATATAGCGATGAAAAGAAAAGAGAACTACACTACTCTTTCGAGTATGAGACAGGAGTTGAGATTTAATGACAGGAAAAATAAAGCCAAGCGAGATGCTACAAGCTCCATATATAAAAATAAAGGCAAAAATAACAATGCCAGGAACAACAAATGGAAAACCAAATATAAAGTATGAAGATAAATACATAGTATCTCCAAGTGCTAAAAAGATAGCAACATATATAACTAACCAATTATTTGGTAGCGAATTATTAACGGAAACCGAAGGACTAGATATTAATTGGCTAACACCAAGTTTAATTGAAGCATTGGAAAAAGCCATATATCAAACCGAAAGTTTTATTTATATACACAAGTTCCATAATAAAGTTTATCTAGAGTGTTTGAACAAAAGTGATATACACGATCTGGTACAAGTTTTTGACGAAGTACAAGAAGCTACAATTAAACAAGAGTTTGAACTAGGAGAAGATGAATACGAATTACATAGACATATCATTATTAACGGAGACGGAACTTCTACTATAGAATATAGAGCTTTTAGAGAAGACAAAGATAAAGAAGTACAAATAAGTATAGAAAGATTTAACGAACTATTTGGAACCGAATACGAAAGAATAGAAAACAAGCCATACGAAGTATTGGTTAACATAGATACAGGTCAAGACTTCTTTAGAGATAGTGTTAAATTGTTAAATGAAGAAATGCAAGTAATTAACACCATAGCCGAAGAAGTAGAAAAGACTAAAACTAGAATTGCTACAAGTCAACATTATCAAACTGGAGACATTGCAACAACTTGGAAACCTAGAAGCACTACTTATGAAGTAAACACTTTGAACGTAGGCAATATGCAAGATTATTTTGTATTAATGCCTGGAGATAGAGACCATGCAGTTTTCGAGTTCTTGCAAGGAGACTTAAGAACCGAGCAATACGTAGATACATTTAAGTTTTATGATTATCAAATAATACAAATGGCAGGGTTAAGTCCTGCAACGTTCGGTTATGAAAAAGACAGTTATATGAATACGGCTAATGTTGATTTATCGGCTAATGCTAGTGAAATGACAATAGAAGCAATAAAGAGACAACTAACACCACAAATTAATAGGTTAATAGAGAATATTATAAGACTACAAAATGCTAACGAGATAGAGATAAACAAGATACCAGAAACAGTGTCTTGGGACTTTGGAGAAAACGAAAGACTAGACGATATGAAAAAGTTAAGTATCTTACAAAGAGTTCAACAAGTAGCAAGAGTTCCTTATAGTGTAAGAGCCGAAATTATTACACCTATTATTAATAAACTAATAGATACTGGTGTAGACCCAAAAAGATTAATAGAAGAAAACGATAAAGAAGACGACAAGATAGAAATAGAATACGGAGAAATCTAATGCTAGACGAAGAAGAAGTGTTAAAAGAGTTTAATAAGCTCTTAAATGAAAAGATAGACGAATACACTTCTAAATATGGAACACCAGATCTAAATAAAACTCCACCAAATATCTTTATAAAAGATAAAGTGTGGGATAGTGAAGTAAAATACCACCGTATGATGATGATAACAAAGCAAAAGTTTTTCGAAGCACTAAAGAACGGAGAAAGTATCGAGAAGTACGAGAAAGACTTAAAGAAGTTATGGAGTGGTATAGATAGAACATATATGACTAAAGCCATAGAAGAGTTAAGACTAATGATTATGGCTAGAGACATAAAAAATGCCAAAGCTACTCAAAGGTCAATTAAGCTAGAGAACTTTTGGCAAGAGTACGAACAAGGCGAAAAAGAAATATATCAACTAAACCCAGAACGAGACTTTAGAACAATAGAAAATAGATACGTGAATAGACACGTTAAATTATATAAGAATTGGTCTAAACAATATGGAGACCAAATAGTAGACAACATAGAGAACCTAGTAAAGAGATATGACAATATGGATAAAACTATTCCGTATTACAGTCATACAACTGGTATGATTAAGTGCTACAACACCATATCTACTTACAACTCTATGCTATATAACGTAAACCTATTAAGGAGTGCGTGGAATAGAACGGCTTACGATAGTAGGCTACTAGGAAATAATCTTTGGTACTTACCTGCTCACACTTTCGCTTGTCCTAGTTGTGCGGAGTTTCAAGGTTATGTTTATGCCGAACCAAACGCTAGTATAGAAGAGATGCAATTACTAGCAAGATATGGTAAACGTGGTTATCCTTATGTCAATGACGCAATAGAAGGTGGCGTAGGACACCCTAATTGTAAACATAATTGGACTTTATTCTGGAGCGAAGACCAAGTACAAGAAGAAAAGTACAACGATGAAGAGTGGGAAGAAAAATACAAAGATAGACAAAAAATACAAAGTCTTACTTTACAAAAATCAAGACTACTTACGGATAGACGTATCTATAAGGAAGTTGGTAGAGAAGACTTGGTAGATAAAACAACTGCGAAGATAAAACACCTACGAGAAAAAATAAAAGAATTGCAATAGACCTGTCGTAAGTCTATAAAAGACGAAGGTATACCTAAAATTGCACTTTCTCATAATTCTAGAAAAAGGAGAAAGAAAAATGGATATTAAAAAGTATATCAAAAACAAAGATATCGAGTTAACAAATGACGATATCGACATGGATAAGTTAACTAACGACTTAAGAAAAGGCTATGAGTTATCTAGTGAAGTAGAAACAAAAATCAAGAGTGCAGTAGACGAAGCTAACAAGACTTCCAAAAGTGCTTTTGACGACCTTCAAGGCAAGTACGATGATATTGAGAAAAGAAATACCGATTTAACCGATAGAGTAAAGAAAGTCTCATTAGAACGTACTATGGTTGAGTATGGTTTTAAAAAAGACCAATTCGAAGAAGTAAGTAAAATGAGAAGTTCTTTATACGGAGAAGAAGCCGATGACGACAAAGCTATTTCTCAGATCAAAGAAAAGTTTAAAGATACCTACTTCCCTACTCCTAAAGAAGAACAACCAAAACCAAAGGACGATTTACCTTTAGGAAACCCAGTTCAAGAGCCAAAAGAAATTAAGGTTAGTAGAACTACACCATTGAAAGATTTATTCAAAAAATAAGGAGATGAAAAACAATGAATAGTGAATTAAACATTGATTTACAGGCTTTCGTAAAAAGAGTTTATGATAGCTTACTTTACAATTCAACATTTTATAACTTTTTAAATGAAAACTATATTGGAGAAATAAGACAAACAGGAGCACCTATCATTGAAGTAATTAAAACTACTCCAGTTTCAGTAAACGTTCGTTCTACTGCGGAAATACAAAGTGCTTTAGCACCTGCTCTATCAACTTATTCTTCAACAAAAGTAGATTTAACAGAACTACCTATGGACTACTCAATTAGAGTTCCAGTTTCAGTAGTAGGAAGTGATATTACAAATGCTATCCAAGACGTAGTAGATTTAAAAGACAGTGCAGTAGCAAAACAAATCGATACTTTTGGATATGCAAAATTAAAAGGTGGTGTAACTCAAGCTTTCCAATGGGCACCACAAAATCAACAAGGATATATTGATGCTTTAAATACCTTAAGAGCAACATTATTCAATAAAGATGTATACGGCGGATATCGTTTAGGTCTAGATGCTTTAGAGTATGCTAACTATGTAAGTGCTTTAACTTCTGTTCTTAAGTATGAAACTTTGGCAGGTGTTGAAGGTGTAGACCGTGGTATTATTGCAAGAGCTTATGGAATTGATGCTTTCGAAATCAACTCTAACTATATTAACCCTGTAGTAGCAAATCATAGTGAAACAGTTAAAGGATACTTCTTCAATTCAGTAGCAGTAGTAGGAGATACTTTCTTCGATAGTTTCGTACAATGGAACGGAAATTATCCTGGTTTCCCTGGATACTATGTTATTGAAGGTAATATGATGTTTGGAGCAGATGTTGTTCGTGGCGATGCAATAATTAAATTACAAAGCGAAGCAGTATCTAGCTAATTAGAAAGGGGGTTTTATTATGACCTTCTTTACAATACAAGAATTTAGCGAAAAATATAATATAGACGTTTTAGACTATCAAATCGAAATGGCAAGTGAAATGATTTATTCTCAAGTAGGCTTAAGGTATCGTGATGCCACTTGGACTAGCGATACCTGTCCTACTGCTATTAAAAAAGCTTCTATGGAACAATTAAGGTTTATGTTAGATTATGACATACCTTTAATTGACTATAAAGGCAAGGTAGAAGCAGGAGATATGAAGAGCGAATTAAAAAGCGACTACTCTACTCTAGCTTTAAGAATACTAGGTAATAATGGATACTTAAACCGTGGTGTACCAATTAACTATAATATGGAAATTGAGATGCCTTTTTAATGTTTTTAACTAATGGTATGAAAGCTCAATTAATAAAGTATAACCGCTCAAATACAGGAGTATATGACGATGAGTATACTTCAACCGAAGACATTGTTATATGTCCTTATAATCAAGATATACGAGTAGCTTTTGGAGTTTATACAATACCAGAAGCGGAAGGATACTTTATTGTAAAAAGAGCAACCGATATAAAAGAAGGCGACCAAATCGTTTTCAATGGAAACACCTTAACGGTTCTAAAAGTAAAAGATAATTGGATCTGGAATAGAATAGAAAACTATACCGTGGCAGTAAAATAATGGCAAAAGATTTAGAAATAACTGCTCGTTTAGAGTGGAATAAACCAATTTTACGTGGACTAGAATTAATAGGAGACCGTGGTATGTATATGATAGCAAGAGAAACATTAGACCGAAGCGAAACAAAAATACCTAAAGATACAGGTGCTATGAGAACTTCGTCTATGAGTGGCGGAGTACGTGGTTCTAATGGCAACTATTATATAGGTTCTTACACCGACTATGCTTCAAGTGTATGGAAAATGGTTAACGTACAATGGAGCGAACCAGGTACTACTAATCAATGGTTCATAAGAGCCTTAAACGAAAGTGGTGCTTCTATTGTAGACAATGCTTTAAATAAGTATTGGAAGGAGTTTAACTAATGGATATAACGAAGAAAAATCTAGTTCTAATATCTTATCTTCAAAGTTTATTTAGTGATTATGTAGTAAAAGCCGAATACTCTACAAACGATAACGATAAAAAAGTTATCACAGTTCAAGAACAACCAGGACAAAAGGTTGTATTCTTTGGAGATATAAGTCCTTTATTCAATTATTACCAGATCAATATATATGGTATGTCAATTCGAGAAAATAAGAATATGGCTACTCAATTAGGAGAATTAATCGGTCAAATGAGAATAATCGATTATGATAATGAGAAATGGCAAATTATATTTAAGCAATACTCAAACCCACAAGCTATAGATTATTTAGATATTCGAAGAGTGGGTTATTCAATGATATTTCAATGTATCGTTAATAAAATTAGCGATTAAAGAAAGGAGACAATATGGCAGAGTTTTATATACCAAATAGAGATTTAATTAAAAATCTTAAGATAAATACAAGTACAACAAGTAGTCCTTCATATACTGCTTTATGTACTACAAGTGAACTAACACTTAATCAAGAAATGGAAGAGAAAAACTGGTATGTATTTTGCGATGCTATCCAAAGAAGTTTAATTACTGGTGTATCAATGACACTAGAAGGAACTTTAAAGCTAGACGTTAATAATACTGCTATCCAAAACGTTTTAGGAAAAGTACATACTTTATTAACTGCAGGAACTATAAGCCAATTCAATAATATTTCGGTTCAATTCGACTTATTGACAGGAGTAAACAATGCAACATTAGAATATACAACATATACGGCTAATGTTAAGTTAGCTCTAGAAGGTCTAGGCGGAAATGCCGAAGATGAAGCCGAAGTAGGCTTTACAATGACTTTAAATGGAACTGCAACTGCAAGTGCATAAAAACTCTTAAGGAGTTAGGAGATAAGCTCCTAGCTCTTATTTTTTTAGAAAGGAGTTGATTAAATGAACGGTGGAAATGTTATATTCAAGTTTACTGGAGATGACGGCGGTTTAAAGTCTACATTAGATAATGTCAAATCTTCTTTTGGAAACACCACAAAGTCTATATTAACCGCAACTGGAATAACCAAGTTGTTTTCTACTACCATGAATATGGTAAAGGGCTCCACAGGACAAGCTATAACAAGGCTAGATGCCTTAAACCAATTCCCAAAAGTTATGTCTAATCTAGGTATTGGAGCAGAAGAAGCCGAAGAAAGTATAGATTTAATGAGTAAGAAACTTCAAGGCTTGCCAACAACCTTAGACGAAGGAGCAATGGCAGTTCAAAGGTTTACTTCTAAAAATGGAGACGTAAAAAAATCAACTGATATGTTTCTAGCTTTAAACAATGCAATATTAGCAGGTGGAGCTAGTAGTGAAATACAGAGTTCGGCATTGGAGCAAATGTCTCAAGCTTATGCTAAAGGAAAACCAGATATGATGGAGTGGCGAACCATAATGACCGCTATGCCTGCTCAATTAAAACAAGTTGCGACCGCTATGGGATATGTAGATGCCGACCAACTAGGAACCGCTTTAAGAGAAGGCGAAGTTTCTATGGACGACTTTATGCAAACTATTCAAAACTTAAATGTAAAAGGAATAGAAGGTTTTGAAAACTTCGAAGTACAAGCTAAAAATGCTACTGGCGGTATACAAACTTCAATAACAGTTATGAAGACAAGAGTAGCTCAAGGTATGGCGGAACTTATTAGTTCGGTTGACGTAGGACTAAAGGACTTTGGTGGTTTAAGTGGTGTCCTTACAACTATAGGAGATACCATAAAAGGAGCCTTGAAAGGTTTAGCACCATTTTTAACAAGTACAATAGGCTTTTTAGCCAAAAACTTGCCTACTATTATCAATGTTTTAAGAGTAGTTGCTCCATTAGTTTTGGGAATAGTTGGAGCTTTTAAGGCATACTCGGCAACTGTTAAAGTTATAACGGCGGTCACAAAAGCATGGAATATAATACAGGCACTACTAAATGGTACATTAATGTTGAACCCAATAGGTTTAATCGTAGGAGCAATAGCTTTATTAATTGGTGGAATAATACTTTTATATACCAAATGCGAGTGGTTTAGAAATCTAGTCAACCCATTATTCCAAACTATAGGAAATGCAATAAAACAAATAATGACTGCTATGCAACCTTTATTAACGACTGTTATAAATGTTATCAAACAAATAATGACTGCTATGCAACCAGTAATAGAGTTTATTAAAAACTTTGTTATCAACATAATTAAAGTATATATAAATATGGTAATAAACTACATTAATATAGTTGTTTCGGTAATAAAAGCTTTTATAAAAGGAATAGAAATAGCAATTAACTTTATAATTTCTGCAATTAAAAAGGTAATAGACTTTGCGAAATCTATACCAGAAAAAGTTAAAAACTTTGTAAATAAAATAATTAACTTTTTCAAAGAAGCACCAAAGAAAATGCTTAATATAGGTTTAGACATAGTAAAAGGTATCGGAAACGGAATTACAAATGGTATTACTTGGATAAAAAATAAAATAAAATCTTTCGTAGGAAACGTGACAGGCTTTATTAAGAAAATGTTTAAAATAGGCTCTCCTTCAAAACTTATGGAAGACCAAGTAGGACAATGGATACCAAAAGGAATAGCGGTAGGAATAGATGCCAATACCGAAAGTGTATACAATGCTATGAAAACAATGCAAGATGAGATAAGCTCAAGTTTTG